TGTTCTTAGCATACTACCCAGACGCTTTACTTTACGCAACTTTAGCAGAAGCAGAACCGTATCTTATGAATGACCCTAGAGTTGCAACATGGTCAGCATTATACGACAGAGCAATTGCTAATATTAAGAAGAGTGACTTAGGTCAAACATACGCATATACCACATTAAACGTAACACCAAGATAAAGGAAAAATCATGGCAGAAATGAGTAACTTTTTAGAGAACGCACTTTTAAACGCTACTCTAAATGCAACAACATACACAGCACCAGCTAACATATACGTATCACTATGGACTTCAAACCCTAATGATGACGCATCAGGTACAGAAGTTAGCACAGTTGGTACTGGCTATGCTAGAACAGCAGTATCATTTGCAACAGCTTCAGGCACATCTGGTAACGTATTAAATGATGCAGACGTTACATTTCCAACTGCTACAGCAAGTTTTGGTACAGTAGGTTGGATTGGTATTAATGATGCAATTACAGGTGGTAATCTTTTATACCATACAGCATTAGATACATCTAAAACAATTGATACTGGTGATATCTTTAAGATTTCATCTGGTAACCTTTCAGTTACTTTAGCTTAAGGATAACTTATGGCGTTAGTCGTCAAGGATAGAGTCCAAGAGACTTCTACTACTACAGGCACAGGTACGTTTACGCTTGCTGGTGCAGTATCTGGCTTTCAGTCATTCTCTGTTATTGGCAATGCTAATACTACTTACTACGCTATTGTAGGTGGTGCAGAATGGGAAGTAGGTCTAGGCACTTACACGTCTTCAGGCACTACTTTAGCTCGTAATACCATATTAGAGTCTAGTAATGGTGGCACAGCAGTAAACTTTAGTGCAGGCACAAAGAATGTATTTGTTACTTATCCTGCTGAAAAAGCTGTTTACCAAGATGCTAATGGTGATGCTTATGCCCCACAGTTTGCTGCATCTAACGGACTAAATGTTAATAACGCAACGATAGGAACATCTTACACATTCCCTACAGGATATAACTCTGTAGAAGCTGGGGACATTACTCTCTCTGGTGGTGTAACAGTTACAGTTCCTTCAACATCAAGATGGGTGATAGTATGAGTACAATTATAAATGCAACTACAACCAATGGTGTTGTTATACAGCCTGACAATAGTGGCTCATTAGTATTACAAACTAATAACGGCACTACAGCATTAACAGTAGATACAAGTCAAAATACTACATTAGCTGGTAAACTTACTACAGCTTCTAGTGGCATACAGTTTTCAGACGCAAGTACACAAACTGCTGCAGCATCACCTAATGTGCTAAAGAACCGCTTTATAAATGGTGATTTTAGGATAGACCAGAGAAATGCTGGTGCTAGTATTGCTACAACAGATACAACAGCAGAAATTTATACATTAGACAGATGGCATTCTAGAAATCTTGTTGCTTCTAAATATACAATTCAACAAAATGCTGGTTCAGTCACACCGCCATCTGGATTTACAAATTATTTAGGCTGTACTTCTACTTCAGCTTATACGGTAGCTGCTGGAGATTTTTTTACTGTAGGTCAATATATTGAAGGATTTAACGTTAGTGATTTAGATTTTGGCAAAGCAACTGCTAAAACTGTAACTTTATCTTTTTGGGTAAGAAGCTCTTTAACTGGAACTTTTGGTGGTGTTGTTGCAAATGGAGCATTTAGTCGTTGCTATCCATTTAGCTATACAATTTCAACTGCTAATACATGGACACAAATTTCAATTACTATTGCAGGTGATACAACAGGAACTTGGCTAACAACAAATGTTACTGGATTAAGTATGAGATTTAGTTTAGGTGCTGGTTCTACTTATAGCGGAACTGCTGGGGCTTGGACTAGTACACCAGTTGTATCAGCCACAGGTGCAACATCAGTAGTAGGCACTAACGGAGCTACCTTCTACATCACAGGTGTCCAACTAGAAGTAGGCTCAACAGCAACACCGTTTGAACGCAGACTTTATAATCAGGAATTGGCTAATTGTCAGAGATATTGTTGTAACATTTCTTTAACTGCGGCTGGAGATTTTGGTGTGGGTGCTTGCACTTCAGGTGGTGTTCAAGCTTTTGTGCCATATCCTGTAACCATGCGTTCTGCACCTACTGTGACCTTTTCAACTGCTGGTAATTTTCTTATTGCAGATGGTACAGCTGGATATACAGTAACTAGCACAGGCACTTCAAATATTACAACTAATCAAACAACTGCAAATATGGGTGCTTCAGGCACAACGGGCGGTAGAAGTGGTTTATTGCGTTGGAATACAGGAACAGCCTTTATTCTTTCTTCTGCGGAGTTATAATGTATAAACTTTTAAAAGATTATTTAAATAATGAAGTGCGTATTGTTCAACGTATAAGTGATGAAGCTTGCATCCCATTTGACCCAGATAACACAGATTACCAAGCCTACCTAAAATGGTTAGACGAAGGCAATACGCCTTTACCAGCAGAGAATAACTAATGGCTAAACTAATACTTAACGGTTCTACTTCAGGTTCAGTCACACTAGACGTACCAGCAGTAGCAGGTACTACTACGCTTACTTTTCCTGCTACGACAGGAACTCCAGTTATAGCTGACTCATCTACAGGTGGTGCTTTTATACCTACAGGAACTACAGCTCAAAGACCTGCAAGTGCTGTAAATGGTATGACAAGATATAATACAACTACAGGTCAGCTAGAGATTTATAATACTTCTGGTGGGTGGGTTAATGCAGGCACTTCAGGAAATCAATATTCTGTTGATTATTTAGTAGTAGCTGGTGGTGGTGGTTCAGGAGGTAATTATTCAGGAGGTGGTGGAGCAGGTGGATATATAAGCTCTTCTACAACTGCAACCATTGGAACAGCATATACTGTTACTATTGGTGCAGGTGGAGCTGGTGCTGTTAATTCAACTACAACAGGTTCTGTAGGAACAAACTCAAGTGCTTTAGGCTCAACATCATCAGGTGGTGGCGGCGGAGGTGCTGGTAATAATAGCTTAGCATCTTCAGGAGGTTCAGGTGGCGGAGGTGCTGGTTATGATTTTGTAACTGGAGCTGCAGGCACTTCAGGACAAGGTAATGCAGGTGGTAATGGTACAACATCACAAAAAGCATCAGGTGGTGGCGGTGGTGCAGGTGCTGCAGGAGCTAATTCAAGTGGTTCTACTGCTGGAGTTGGCGGAGCAGGATTAAACTGGCAATCACTTGGTACATTTTACGCTGGTGGAGGTGGAGGTGGAGCTGGTAATGGTGGTTCTGAAGGAACTGCTGCTGCAGGTGGAACAGGTGGCGGTGGAACAGGCACAAATAACGGTGTAGGAACTGCAGGTACTGCTAACACAGGCGGTGGTGGTGGAGGTTCTTCTCAATCACAAAATGGTGCTGCAGGCGGTTCAGGAATTGTTATAATAAGATATAGTGGTAGCCAACGTGGTACAGGTGGCACATATTCTTCATCAGGCGGATATTCATATCATACATTTACATCTAGCGGAACATACACAGCATGAGTCTAATATATAAAGGAAAAGTATAATGCCTGTTGTCATCTCTGGAACAAATGGCATAACCAATGCTACATGGACTACTGCTACAAGACCGTCTGCTCCTAGTACAGGACAGCAAGGGTATAACTCTACATTAAGTGCTGTGGAGTTTTACAATGGTAGTGCATGGGTACAAGGTGGAGGTTTTACTACTCAATCAGTACAGACTACAGGATTTACAGCAGTAGCTGGTAACATTTATCCATGTAATACTACAAGTGCAGCATTTACAGTCACGCTTCCTGCAAGCCCTATAGCAGGTAACCAAATTCAAATTATAGATTATGCAGGAACATTCGCTACAAATAATGTTACTTTAAATCCTAATGGTTTAAAAATTACTGGCGACACATTTAATTATTTATTAAGAACAAATCGTTTAGCCGTCATATTAACTTATATAGACGCTACTCAAGGATGGGTAGTTTCAAGTGCTGCATATTCTACAACTCCCATAATAGCTACAGCATATACAGCATCATATTTAATAGTTGCAGGTGGCGGTGGTGGCGGAGCTGGTCATGCTGGCGGAGGTGGAGCAGGTGGATTATTAAGTGGAACTTCACTTTTATTAGTTGGAACAACATATTCATTTGTTGTCGGAGGCGGAGGTGCTGGTGGAGTCTATTCAGGAGCTGTATCAGTAAATGGGTCAAATTCAACAGGATTAAGTTTAACTGCAATTGGTGGTGGATATGGTGGTGGTGAAAATCAACCATCTTCAGGAACT